GTTTCACCGCCCCCCCTCCCCCCCCACCGGTGTCCCCCCCCAATTTGCCCACATTGCCGCTATACCGTTGGACACTCCCCGCTCCCCACCTATGAGTGTAGGCAGTCAAGATGCCTAGTACAGACAACTAATCACCGATAGAGAGCCATTGGCGGCAGGTGCTGCTAGTGGGCGATATTACCCTCACGGGTCATCGGTGGATTGTATAACTTAGGGTTCGCTAGCAGGGCTATCACTCTGCTAAGATGCCCCGTCCGATGCGCTTGATGCATCGTTCTAGTTCCTATGAACGGTTCTAGTTCGATCCTGCCAAGTTGCGGGGAGACGGAAGGTACTGCCATACCATTGAGGATCAACCTTGATGTTACCATGAAAGCGAAGATATTCCCTAATCAAACAAGTTTCATTCGGAAGTACCTTGACGGGTCTCGATGGACGATTAATGACGGTTGGTATAACACCCCGAAGTCGTAGCAGATAAGAGAATTAAAGGCTCTAAACTGTTCAGTAGGGTGAATGCATCAATCCATGCTTGCATCGTCGGACGATATCAGGTCAAGAATATGGAATAGGATGAAATACGATAACTCGAAGTGGGTCATAGCAACTCCTACTTTGTTTCAACGCCGACCGACCAACGCCAAACGAACAACGCCGATTCATCGTCGTTGCCCGACTTTGCTACCTTGACGGGTAGCAGAGTCGTTCTGCATTCAATCGGGTATAGCATCGTTCGATGTTACCCTTCGCACTCTATCGGAGTTTACCACTATGTCCAAAGCATCCAAAGTCACTTTCGTATCTGCGCCATCGGTCACTACGGTCTTCGCATCAGTTGCTGAGATGACCGCCGCCTTCAATCGCGTTGCCGCCTTCGGTGGCGGTCTTGTTGGCAGCGAGGCTTGTCCCTTGCTGCTCAATACCGTTACCGTGAAGCAGATTGAGAAAGCCCAGAAGGCTTTGGATAAGCACCGCGATGAAGGCGGCGATGACGCTGAGTTCGACATGAGTGTGTTCGACCGCATCTGGTCATCTTCGATTCCATCGGGCTTCCTTGACCAAGTGACCGAAGACATTCAGAAGATTGTCGCTACTTGGGAACTGATCGTTGCAGGAAAGGGTGGTCTCATTAACGGCTGGAACTACTCGCTGAAGGTGAAGGGGTTTACCCTCACCGCCCGTCAAGCCATCGGCGCCGTCATTGGTGACGGCAACTCGAAGATCTCGTTCAAGGACATTCTCAAGGCTATGCGTTAAGCAACCGCCCCGCATTCACCCTACCCCAACGGCTCTGCCATCCTAGCGGATGGTGGAGCCTTTCCGCATTCATCGGTATTGATAACTCTATCAATGCCGTTCGCACCTTCCCTCTAATGGAGTCTTCCCATGACTTGCCAACTGACAGCCTACGCCCATCGTCTATGCGTTGAATCAGACGGGGACTTCGGCGCTGCTCGCGATAGGGCTTGCGCCGTTGAACTCTGTAACATCGACGGGGACACGAAAGGACTAGTGGATATCTTCGACGCTATTGCGCCGACTTACGGCGCTCAGTCCGTTGAGTCGCAAGCCGAACGATTGGTAGCCTTCTATCGCAAGGAGGCTCCCTCTTGGGTCAAGCGTCTGAACGAGGTGATGGCGCCGTTCCCCCGCAAGGGATTGGTAGAAGCGGTGCAAGCCCGTCTCGACCTCGTCCTTTCATCGAAGGCGGTGCGACGATGATGTACTTAATGGGCATGATGACCCTGTTTAGTGCGATCATCTGTAGCGTCTTGTGTATAGCGCTGCAACTGATGTTCGACAACGATTGACCAACGGCTTCGCTACCTTGACGGGTATCCTAGCCTTTCCGCACTCACTCGACATTGATAACTCTATCAATGCCGTTCTACCACCTTCCCTCTAATGGAGTTTACCCCATGCCTACTAAGTTCAGTTCGATCATCGGCGCTAGCAAGTTACACCGCGCTAAGCGCGGCAGCACCCGTTCTAGCCGCAATGCGGCGGGGAAGGCGGCGAATACCGTGATCACCCGCTATGTGGATCGGGATGGTAACGAGTGGCGCATCTTGACTCGTCAAGACGGGTCATCGACCCGCGAATTGTGTGAGGTGGCTCGATGAGCGACCCCATCTCAAAGCGCCATCGAGATACGGCGGCAGAGGAGGCGGAGATCAACCGTCTTTGGGCTATTCAAGAGGAGATCTGGAAGACTCCCGCCCAATACGGTTGGGCTGAAGCCCATGAGGCGGTGCTGGTTGCACTCCGTGCTCAGTCAGCACGATGGGCAGCCGAGTGGCAGGCTGAGGAGGAGGCAAGGTCTGAGTGGGAATACGCTCAACGGGATCTGGGATGGGGTGTAGACCCCGCTCCTAATAAGGTAGACCTAGTGGTGACCCGTCACCATAGCCTCGTCCTGTATCTCATCGAGAAGGGTTATGCTGATGCCTCCACTCAGGTTCTTAGTCATGTGACAGACGGCGACACCCAACTCAGGGGGCGTCGAGTTGCGGGTGTACTGCCACTTAACTTGGCAGCGATGTGTTGTAGCGTGGTGGTGGTGGAGTTGGATCTCCCCGCCAACAAGCGAGGCGTTGAACTCTCGCTCGAAGAGATGCGTGAGTTCGCTCGCGACATCAGTACATTCACCGTTAACAAGGAGGAGTCGCGATGAGCCTTGAAAAAATCAAGAGGTTGGAGTCACATCTTGCACGGCTTGACCGTGCTGATGCGGAGATGTACCATCTCCCGCCATCTCAGGCGGGAGACACCATCGTGGTGTTAGGGGAGATGAGAGTTGACATGATGAAGGAACTAACCACCCTTCAGAAAGAGTCTGGTGTACGGACTCTCGATGAATTGATTGATCTGCGGGTGTCGTGCAGGGAATACCTGAATCACGCCCGTATCGCATCGGAGGCTACAGTAGTGACAGCGGCGGCGGCTGAGGTCAGCCGCCTTGAGGCGGCAAGCCTTGTCTCTCGCCTTGAGATGCGGCTATACGGTCTGTCGCAGCAGATCAGGAAGATGGAGGGAACCGATGTGTAACAACTTCAAGGTCGTCTTCACACCACACGGTGAAGACCTGAGCCAGCCAGTTGGCTGGTGTGGGACTCGCGATGAGGTCATGCGTCTCATTAGATCGCACCTCGATCTTATCAACACAGACCGTGTTGATACTGGTATATCAATGCAACGCTCATCAGGGGGTGAGCGTGAGTTTGAGGTACTAGTGTACCGTAAGGGTACAGACCGAATCACGGGTTCACTAGGGTACTATACCCAGATCGAGAGGGACTAAGATGTGGGAAGGTAATCCTTTAGTGTGGAAAGATGAGACGTGTGAGTGTCAATCGTGTGGTGTATCGTACACCAACACGAAGTACCGAGTATCCTATTTGATATGCCATGATTGTACATGGCAGGAGGACAGCGATGCAGAGTGAAGCATACATTCAGTCGTGGCGGGAATGCGGAGCCGCATTCCTAAGCCTGATGGCTGCTCGTAAGTTGGAATGGAAGTGCAAGGCGGCAGCCGACAAGGCGTTCCATGCATGGGCGTTCACCTCGCCCACTCTGGACACAGGCAAGGAGTACAAGGCTTTGGGGAAGCGGTGTGCTGAGTCAGCCCGTGCTACTGCTGCCCTTGCTGATGCTGAGCGTGAGTATGAGAATGCTCAGGATACACGGACAGCCATCACCTTGGCGGGAGGTCGTTCCAATGGATGATACCTTCCCAACCCTTGACATCCTACTAAGATGCCGTGCGGAGGCACAGGCTGAGGTCACTCGTCTGACTGATGCAATCTCCCTGAAGATTGCGTCCGTGAACAACCTTCAGGTGGAGTGGGGAGGTCGTTCCAATGGAGGATAACCTACCCACATTTGCCCATAGCGATGCGATCCAATCATTGATCATGCTATGCCATGACGGTGACATGACGGTGTCAGATGTGAGATGGGTGCGTCTTGCGCTCGTTCAAACTAACTACTACTTCACGGATGAAGAGCGTGAGTTCTTCGGCAGTATTCTACAGGCGGTCAACACCGCCCCAACCAAGGAGATTGAAGACAATGACTAATGATACCAACACCATGATCGTGGGATACAACGGATACGAAATCTGTCGGGATGAACTGGTTCGTAAACTGAGTGATGACTACCCTAGTGGGTATGACTTCAATGTACTCCGTGCTGCTCAGCAGTACATCGAGAACTTGGAGGCAACCCTCCAAGAATACCGTGACATGGTTCACGGCAATGCCCATCAGGATGCCACATACACCGCCATCAAGGCGGGGTGGTTAAACAAGTGACGCTGGGTCAATTGGTGTGCAACCTCGAGGGCAAGGGTGCTACTTGCATCCATGCTGAATCAACAGGTGATTGGGCTGGCTGCACATGGTATCTCCTTGCGTCTACTAGTAGCAAGTATGCCATCATCGGTCAGAACTATGGGACTTGTGCCCATTGTGATGACTGTCTCAGTGCGTATGATGCCGCCCTTCAGGCGGTGGAGTACGATCATGATCGTCTGCCCCCCTCTGAGGTGATCTACAAGGACATCATCAAGGATCTACTAGGGGTGGTGGTGTGGCGTACCCCTCAGGAATTAGCGGGTCAATTCCACATGATCTTCGGCGTGGATACTGATGATCGTCTATGTCAGGATAACATCGGGGCTGCACTTGCCTCCCACTCAGGGGTATCACTATGAACATTGCAGACGCATTCGATGTAGTCGTGGGTAATCTCAGTAAGGTACCCAACAGGTACTATGTCTGTCTCATGCAGAATGAGCAGTATTACGGAGGGCCAGAGGAAGGCGGGTGGTACGGTACTGACCGTACACTCGTTCGATATGCCCAATTCCCTACCCTTGAGCAAGCAGACAATGCGGCTGAAGAGATGCGAGTGCTTGCTAAGCAACTCAGCATCGACGCAGCCCGTGAGTTTAATGAGGGCTGTAGTCGCAGCCTCGATGCGTGTGACGCAAGAGGAGACGACTACGACACCCTGCCTGAGGTGTCAGGTCCTGATTCGTTTTATGTTTGTGTGACAGATGAGTTGCCAGATCTTTATCAACCGGGTATCCGTCACTACGAGTGACACCCATTCCAACACCCAATTAGGAGAGACCATGCAGAAGTATGTGATCTACTGCCCACTTCAAGTGGCAGATCAGGACGGATTGCCTTGCGCCTATGCATTCAATGTGGTGGGCATCCTCACCGACAAGCTGACCGCCGCCTTTGGTGGCGCCACCGTGGACAACTGTGATGCATACGGCTACTGGGAGACACCAGATCTCAATGTGGTGTTGGATCGTGTGGCTATGGTTCATGTGCTTGTTGCCAGCACAGAAGATTGGAATGACAAGGCGCCAGACATCATGCGTTGGCTCAAGAGTTACACCAACCAGCAGCAGATGCTGGTTACCATGTCCCATGTGGAGGTGATCCGTGGGTTCTGAACCAATCGTCTCCACTAGTTATGTCCTGTGGGTAGCAGGGTGGTACGAAGCGTACTACCTTGGTACTCATGTCGAGTCATTCGATAACCTCGATGACGCTCAGTCTTTTCTAGTAACTTGCGAGGCTAAGTATGGAACCTGATGACGAAGACTTCACGGAGGATGTGTATACATTCGTCTGTGATTACCGTGAACTCAAGGATAGTAAGGTAATCTGCGGCATCACATGGCACTGCGTGGCAGCAGTTGAGATTGATTACACCGTGGAAGATGATGACTATACCATCGTTGATTACACCTTCGACCTGACTGCGTACTCCCTAGATACGGATGAAGATCCGCCAGAGGAAGCCCTCGTCCAGTGGGCTAAAGCCTTTGACCCCAACACTTACATGGACGACATCATAGGAAACCACTAATGAACTACATCGATCTGATTCAGAAGCGTATTGAATCGTCTACCTCCCCCGCTAACGCCGTCCAAGAGGTACTTGATATCATTGCTCAATACAATGGTGACATTGCCACCTCTAACCTTATAGTAGACAATAAGGGTCGAGTGAAGCACTTATGCAGCCTTAAGGTGGCTGTGTTGGTGGCTGAGCGTGGGCGTTGGTCATCTGACTTAGCCAGTCAAGAGGAGTGGATGTTCCACTCTGATATGATCATGTGGATCCTTAGGGGACGCCGCAATAAGCGCCCATCCTACTTTACTTCCGTCGATGACATCGTCGTGAACAACCTAGTAGTTAGGTGGGTAGATAGTGACGCCCTCTTCCGAATCCAATACGACTCTGACCTAAATGGTGAAACATTCGAGGTGTTCTACCCTCAGAACTGGACTCGAGCATGAAGCCAGCACCTTATAGTTACCTTGCCACCATCATGTGGAATGGTGCCACCTTCATGGACAGTTCGTCATACATCGTGGAGTCTGACTCACCTATGACAGATAAACAGATTGAGGCATACTTCTGTTCGTCAGTTCAACTGGCTCCGCAAGAGACACTCAAGGTGATTGGGCTTGATAGCCTTAAGACATTCCGTGTTCCACCCTACCGTAACAATTCACACCCCGATTATAACCCCGATACAGGAGAAGTCTGTTGAATTATCTCATGATAGTCTTTGTTGCCTTAGTGGCTGTTAGCATCTTCGTTGCTATCCTAGTAGAGAAGGGTGATAAGTAATGATTAATCTTATCCTCCTCAAGGTGGGGCAGCCACCCATCTACTTCAACCAAGACAAGAGTCTGTTCAACTTCGCAGAGTTGATCGGTGCTGATTACTTCGAGATGGTACACATGCCCCGCATCCCCAACTCTCTTGATCTCATCGTTGATGAAGAGGGTCTCTTCAAGGATCCTAAGTTCATCAATGCGTTTGCTTCCTATCTTTCAGGTCAGACCCTATATGGTGATGCCCTCCTTACTGCTCATGATGAAGAAGGTGATACCCTCTCCATCGATCCCGATCAACACCTTCAACTAATGGAGATCTATCTCCGTTGGACAGGATCAATCTAATGCCTAACTGGTGCCAGAATGAAGTAACATTCTCATGTGATAACCCCGAAGTTTTCAAGAAATTTATTGAGGTGTCTGGTATTGAGGCGGAAGACTTTAAGTTTAATAACCTCTTGCCAATCCCTACTGCCCTTACTCTCACCCATAGTGGTGGCATCACCATCAACGGTGTAGTATACACTGAGTGGTACGAGAATGCAGACGGGACTCAGACGGGCATTGGTGATGATCAAATCACCGCACTGTATGAGGAATACGGCGCAGCCAATTGGTATGATTGGTGCTTATCCCGTTGGGGCTGCAAGTGGGATGCCCACTTTGTTGAGTACTGTGGACTGAGTGAGGAATTCGGAGAAGCCCGCCTCTCCTTCGATACGGCATGGAATCCACCCGAAGAGATCTACGCTTGGATTCGTCGGAACTTCCCTGAGATCCACATCAATTGGTTCTACAAGGAAGAAGGAATGCAGATTGCTGGATGGTTGAATGATGATGAGTCGTGTGGCTCATCGACGATTATTGTCACCCCTAACTAAGGAATAACATGACACCCGAAAAAGAAAATGAAAACATGGAGACGATGGTCTCTGGCTTCGCCGCATTTCAATCCTACATCGTAGGTCTTGATAGCACGGCTAACTATCTCCTCAATAAGTTTGCTGACCTTGACGCTAAGTTTGATGACCTTGACAATAAGGTTGATGACTTTGAACTCGACAACATCTCAGATAAGATCGATACCTTAGACTCTAAGGTGGATGACCTTGACCACATGAATAGTGAAGTGGAAGAGTGTAAGGATAATGTGGACAACCTTGACACTAAGGTCGATGACCTTGCATCTAAGGTGGATGTCCTTGCGGATAAGGTCGATGACATTGAGGTCATGGTATCAGATAAGGTAGGCGATTACTTCTCCTACAACTTCGCACTCCAAGACCACATCGACACTAATGAACTGGTGGAGGCTGCTAGTGATTGCATAGAAGCCACCATCAACTCTGCTATTGGTCGAGCAACAACGCCAGCCCTCATGGCAGACGCTGTTTCAACTGCCGTCCGTAGTGACCCATCAATCCTTGATGCCTTCTTCAAGACCTATGCTGGTCAGTCGTTGCTCATCGATACCCTTGTGTCCATCTGTATGAATAAGTACGAGGCTCGCAATGACAATCGGTGAACTCCGCGAATCAATCAAGGATCTTACTGACTGTGCGCCGTGTGCCTTTAGTCTGTGGACAGCAGAGGATATCCACTGGGCTATGACCTGTTACCACCCCACTACATCATACGATGCAGTCATGATCGAGACCGTCTTGGATGATCTTCATGACTCGCAGTGTGAAGACATCCCGCTTACTGTTGACACACTCAAGTCTTCTATCAACTCTTACTTGGAGAATAATCCTAATGTCTGATGAACAACAAATGTCTGATGAACAACAACCTGAGCGCGTAGTCTCGACGGTTCACACGGCATACCGTGTTGACCGTGACACTAACCGCGATGTGGCTTCCTTGCAAGCAGCCCTACTGTATCGCTTGTCCTTTCAGATGCCTAACACTAGGGATGGTGAGCTTATGATGGGCGCTGCTGCCCTCATGTATGCACTGGCTGATGGTTCAGCCACCGTTCGCTTCGCTTCCTTTCACTCCAACACGGGGATCTATTGATGTCAGACACTTTTGAATTCGAGGATGATGGTATGGCATACGGTGAAGACAGTATGATCGATACAACTATGATTGAGTTTGATGAGGTAGTCATTACCTACCGTGGCGGGGAGTACTTGGTTAGTGGGTGGATTACCTACGGTGAGTACCTTGACACGATCATGGATGTTGATGACTGTAGTCTTCAGGCTACTACTACGGTTGGTAACTTCAAGTGTCCAGCCTCCGATGAGGAGATTGCTATTCGACTTATCCCTGCACTACGAGAGGACTACCGCTTTGAACCCGACATGCCCGACGAACGATGACGGTGGAGATGAACTCATTGGTGAACTTCGGTTCGATGAGTTGGAGTCTGACCTGTACGATAACTATGTGAGTGACTACCACTCACCCTACCCTGAGGATGACACCGATGTCGATGACGAATGAAGAGATGATGGAACTACTGGCGGTCGAGTTGCATCGACGCATCAGTATCATCGAGAATCTGCCAAGCATTCAACGTGAACTGGTTGACCGCATTCGTGGCGGACCAGAGGATGGATTCGAGAACGATTGGATTGAGATCTAGTGGGGTGAATACCTTAGGTGAGATGCCTACAAGCATAACAGAGTACTCTCTCACACCTAAAAAATTATTACACCAACCCAGAAGGGATGAAACCTGTATGACCTTATGGCAAGATAAGACACCAAGTGAGAAGGCGCGGCTGCTATCCCTTCAACTAGCAAACGAAGAAGAGATTATGGATATGTCAATGGCATCATACATTGACAACCATATTAGAAGTCCGGGGGATGGGTCACCAGAGAGACAGTTAACTAGGGAGTTAATTACTACCGTGGCTGAGGCTATCCTTAACTATCTAGATTCTCTACCTATTCAGAAAGTTTCATCCTTCACACCAATCGTGGAACTTGGACCATGTAGGGTGGCTCACTCACTCCTGATGACTGCGTATAAGACAATGATTCTGTCTCGTCGTCACGACATTAGGGATCTACGCATTGCATATGGTAGTGTGGCTGAGGTAGTGTTCATTCGTCAGATGATACAAGAACTGTGTCAAACTGCTGAGTACACACTAACCCAGAAAGAGCATCGGAAGGATTGGAACTATGTGTCTTCAATCATTAAACAGTGGACACCCCGTGCTGTTAAAAGGTTCTTGAAGAAGTACCCCCCATCCTCTCACATTCACTTGTCCGTAAAGGAACGAGCCAACCTTGGTCTGCATCTGTGTAAGATCCTTGAGGTGGCTGGCATCATCACTAGGCGGTTGGTCATCGACTCTAACACTAATGCTAAGAAGGTTAGTATCATCAGCTTCTCAGCTGATGTTGAGCATGGCTTAACAGTAGCACACTCGCACTTCATGGAGAACTGTGCTATGAAGTACCGTCCTATGATTGTTCCACCCATCCCTCATAAGATTGGTGAAACGGGCGGTGCCTTGATGGTTCAGTTACGGAAGGGTGCAGTAGGTAGGGCTGAGGTTTACTTTGTGGGTGGTGAAATATCCACAAGGTACCGTGAGTCCGTGCCTAGTCAGTTGACTATCGACGGCCTTAACAAACTCATGGCTACTGAGTGGGCTGTTAATGAAAAGGTACTAGCAGTGATGGATGAGATGTTCAAGTCTTCATCTGGGTATGGTAACATACCTGAGTTGGAGCAGTGTGAACTACTACTTAACAACACACGGTGTGAGAGTACTGACAAGGAGGACATTAGACAGTTCAAGTTCACCAAGATCCTTGCTTACAATCGTTGGCATGAAAGAGAGAACGATAGACAACGGACATTCCTCCGTCTTCGTATAGCCAGAGACCTAGTCAAGGCTAAGCTTACATTCTTCCATGTCTACACCTGTGACTTCCGTGGCCGTGCTTATGCTACGACTGATCTCTTGTCACCGCAGTCGGGTGACCATGATCGGTCTCTCATGTTGTTTGCTAATACTATTCCTCAGACAGAGCGTGGTATGTACTGGCTCAAGGTACATACCGCTAACTGCTTTGATCAAGACAAGGTAAGTTTCGATGATCGTGTAAAGTGGGTTGACGATAACATAAAGATGCTATCGTTAATCAATGAGGATCCTCTAGGTAACCTCAAGTTGTGGGCATCTAACGAAGAGGATCGTATCAAGAAGGATAAGTCCTTTCAGAAGTTGGCCGCTGTGTTCGAGTTGTTCCGCAAGGACGGCATGACACAGTTACCTATTCAGATGGACGGTAGTTGTAATGGCATCCAGTGGTGGGCAGCAGTGACTAGAGATTCTCATGTCGGTCGTAAGGTTAACCTATTGCCTTGTGCTACACCAGAAGACATCTACCTAGATGTTGCTAACAAATGTGTTGACATCGTCTCTACTCCTATAGATCCGTGGCATCTCTCATTCGCTTCAATCTACGACACACCTAAGAAGTGGCGTAAGGTTGTTAAGAGGTCAGTGATGACGGATCCATATGGTGTGACGGTTGCTGGTATTAAGCAGGGTCTATTAGCCGATGGCTTTCTATCTGGGTTTACCGAGAAGGACAAGAACTTGGCAGCCACAGGGCTTACCAAGATCATCTGTCTTGCAAAGGATTCGGTGCTAGTCACCGCCAACTCTTATAAGAAGTGGGTGCGTGACGCTAGTAACATGATTGTTGATTCAGGTAATCACCCCTCATGGACAACACCTAGTGGCTTCCTCGTTAAACAGGAGTACTTCCCGACAGTGTCCGCTAAGTACACCATCGGGAATAAGAGAAGCGCTAGAACTAAGGGGCAGCCAGTAGAGACAATCTTAATATCCCAGTTCGATAAGAGTGGGATAGAGAAAGCAGATCACCGTAATGGCATCTCCCCCAATGTCATCCACTCGTTTGATTCATCCCATATGTTCATTACCATCGAAGGTATGGGAGACATCACCGAGTACTGCTTCATCCACGACTCATTCGGTACACACGGCCCGAACATCGACACGATGCGTCGAGTTACTCGAGAGACATTCGTTCTCATTCATCAAGAGCCCCTCTTTGAGAAGCTTAAGACTGAGTGGGAGACACGGTATAACATTACCCTTGATCCCCTACCGCCTAGAGGGGATCTCGACATCAATCAGGTATTAGAAAGCGAGTACTTCTTCCATTGAAAGAAGACGAAGTTGTTCTAGTTAATTGTGAGGGGGCAATCGAAGCATCAGTGTTACTAATCTACAACACCATGATGCTAGACCCGCCACCCCGTGAGAAGGTAACCCTTAGGTTCTTGTGCTCAACGCCGTTCGTTCACAAGACGTTGCTAGAGTTTCTAATCCAATACCTCGAGGCTAAGAAGGCTAAGAAGGTTAACCATGTCGTACTTGACATCTTTGTAGAGGAGGATAAAAATCATGGAAGAACTTCCACCGATGAAGAAGAAGAAGACTGACTTAGTAAGGCCAAATGGTAAGGTGTTCACATACGATGACATCTCTCACCTGAATGAAACACAGAAGGCTCACCGCCGTGGTGAAGTCGATGTGTACGAGGGAGATCCAAGCATCGCTGATCTGTGGAGGTTCAATGCGAACTTTAATCATCGGTGATCTTCACTGCCCTGCCACCCACCCTAAGTACCTTGACTTTGTGAGGAAAATAAGGGACAAATACAAGACTAACAACACTGTATTCATTGGTGATGTGGTGGATCATGCGTCGATCTCCTTCCATAAGAAGCATCCAGAGCATCCCGCTGCAATGGATGAGTACCATCAGGCTATGAAGGGCATCACTAAGTGGAGCCGTGCATTTCCTACGGCTACTGTTACCATCGGCAATCACGACGAGCGAGTTGCTCGTCTGGCTGCTGACTCTGGTATCCCTGACTGCTACCTCAAGGGCTATGCTGAGGTGTACAACACCCCGACATGGGATTGGGTACGGTCAGTAGAGTTTGACGGGGTTCACTTCTATCATGGGGTGGGCGCTAGTTCACAGTATCCAGCATTCAACGCTGCGAAGATGCGACTTCAAAGTGTTGTGATCGGTCACTACCACAGTGTGGCTAGCATCAACTGGATCTGTGGGCCGAACACTAAGTTGTTCGGCATGAGTGTTGGGTCTGGAGTGGATCGTAACCACCCATTGATGTCCTACGGGGCATCATTCCTTAAGAAGCCCATTGTGTCCTGTGGTGTTGTGATTGACGGTCAACCATATTTGGAGTTAATGGACCTGTGAACATCACACAATTGCGTAAGGAATGTAAGTTCTGGCAAGGCAGACTTGGACTACAGCAGTGGAAGATAAGCGTGAACTGGTCTAAACCAACAGACCACCCTCAAGCTTATGGATCTAATGACTTCGACCCCAATCACATGGTGTCTAGTATCATGATCCTCCACCCTAAGTACCATGTCAACCTAGCCATTGACAAGACAGACCTTCCAATCCAGACTTTGGTGCATGAGCTTCTGCACCTAAGCCTTTTCCCTCTCGAAGCAGCAGCTGGCTTCGCTACCAAAGTTCCCGATGAGCACTGGGAACTGGCAGCGGAACAGTTTATTAACATTCTTTCAAGTGCTCTATTAAAGGAAACCCCATGAGTGATGAACAAACAGGCGTAGTAGGAACCCCAGACGAGAAGATGAAGATCATCCGTGCTGATGAAGTTGTATCGGTACTGGGACAGATCTCTCAGTGCCTTGCTAACTGGCAGGCAACTCTTACCGAAGTCAAGGCATATGTAGACGGCAACATCGATAACATCAACAAGGATAACGACACAAATGGCCAATGAACGCATCAAGGGTATCGTGACAGCGCAGATCGAAGTCAAGTGGTCCAACCTTAATAAGTTGGACACCCGCTTCAGCGACGAGGGTGTGCATAACATCACCGTCCTTCTGACCAAGGAACTCGAGGCTCAGCTCAACGCTGTTGCTAAGGAGAACGGGGTCAAGAAGATCAACGGCATCTATGAGAAGGACGGTATCCGTGCCATCTCATTCAAGTCTAACCAGTTTGCTAAGAAGGGCATGACGAAGTTCCCATGTCAGGATGCAACAGCTCAGTACACGGAAGAAGTTCCGTGGGCAACCGATGTTGTTCGCCTCCGCCTTGGGCCATTCACCGTGGTCAAGGGCGCTAACAAGTCCATGTCCTTCTACCTCAATGGAGTACAGATTGTTCAGAAGAACGCTGTGGCGGTTGTTACGACTAATGGATTCTCTACTGTGGACGGCGGCTTCGTCGGTACCGCAGCGGAAGCGCCAGCAAAGTTCAGCAAGGATCCGACAGTAGGGATTACTGATGACGAGATTCCATTCTAATGAAGTGGACGATCCCCGTTAATCCTGTCCCCGCTAGTAGACCTAGGGTGGGCAGATGGGGATCTTACTACACTGGCCCGTATGTAGTCTTTCGTGACTCCGTACAACCAGTACTTCGTGAGATGTTTAAGGGGTGGGTTCCTCTTGATTACTGCATGTCAGTAACAGTTGGGATCCACCCTAAGAAACCAAAGACGAGTAAGTTAAAGTATCCCAAGCCAGATGTTGACAACTATGCTAAGGCAGTTCTAGACTCATGCAATGAGTTAGTCTGGGTCGATGATAGTCTTATCGTTGAGCTAGAAGTAAACAAGTCATGGTCTAAGTCAGATGGATATTTCACCCTAACAATCAAGGAGTATTGAAAATGAGTAACCTTTACAACTACGACATCGCATCCACAATGCAGCAATCATTTGGTATGACGGCAGAGATTGATGGCTATATGGGAGATGACAACACTAACATCCCCCTCATGATCATTAAGTATGACTCAGACAACGAAGGCGTGGTTGAAATCCACCTCACTGATTCTGAGGGTAATACCTCTGTTGCATCGTTCGACACCAAGACTTTAGTTCGCATCCTCGATACCCTCTCATTCTAAGGAGATACTATGAAGTACACGGTTATTTTGAAATGCACCCGCGAAGATAGAGAGCTATGGGAGATTGATGTTCCCGATGAAACCGACGCTAAGCAACTAGCTCAGGCGATTCGTGATGATCCTTACATGGTTATTCGTGAACTCGAAGGAGACATGACAGATTCAGATCCTGTCCACACACATAGCCTGTACTTTGAAAGTATGAAGACTAAAGAAGTAGACACCATGAAAAAGTACACCGTCACCGTAATTGCAACACATCAGATTCGCGAGTCTTACGAGGTCTACTCAAGTAAACCCCTTGAGGAGTTGGAGCAGGACATCAAGGATGATCCGTGGCAAGTGTACTGTGGGCCGCAGATTGAGCCAGAAGGTGAAGATGAGTTCTTAGGGTGCACCGAACTTATCTTTGAGTCAATACAGGAGGCATAATGAAACAACTCGATCCAAACATAGCTTCCATAATGCAATGGTTACACGGTCAAGGATGTGCGGTTGTCATTTGGACGGAAGAAGAGTTGCGGGGCGTAGACGCAGATGACATCGAGTGCGGCATGATTGAGTGGGGTAGAGAGTATATCGACATGAACGCAGAGGGAACACCGTGACCAGAGACGCTATTAGTAACGAACCCAAACCAACATGTGCATCGTGCGGTGTGCCTTGGGCAGACCACATGGGAATCATGGGGGTTTGCCTGTGGAACAGAGCACTTAAGGAAGACCTCAAAGACCTTCGAGAGGAGCTTGTCCAACACAAGATGTGGCTGACAGCCGCCGATATCAACTGGCAGACAATTCGCACGGAGCGCGACAAACTCCGTGAGGAACGGGACGAGGCGCGGCGTGAGGTTTGTAATTTGTCCGCAATTTATTCTACCTATTACCATGTTGATGATCAAGCAGAATGTGCGGAAGATCGGGGATGGGACTGCTACAAGGAAACACCATGATTATTATGACATCTATTATCGCAAGTATTCTCGTATCAGCGCCCCCCACTAAGTGGGTCATCTGGCGTGTAGAGGACGGAGGCAATGGTCACGTCTACGGTATCCTCAGTGGAACTAATAAGAGCTGGTCAGATTCTGTGGGCGCATTGAATCAAACCAACGGACACTTAGCCACATTAACAACGGAGGCTGAGTCAGTCTGGGTACTTCAGAACGTTATTAGAACTACTAGGGGCGGATGGAACGGAGTCTTCGGCCCGTGGATTGGTGCCTATAAGGAAGACGGGGTATGGAAATGGGTACGAGACGAGCCGTGGTCATGGTCACCGTGGTTGGGTGGTATGTACTCGCCCCCCAATGGATGTAGTAACTACCTCATGTTCCGTAATCAAGAGTGTGTGATTGGTCCGGTCATGTGTTGGGACACGCTTCCAACCGGCCAGTGTTCTGTTCCGTGTGGAAACGAGATGGTTAGAACTTACCTAGCTGAGTATGAGAGCGACTGCAATAGCAACGGCATCGTTGATCTTGCTGAGATCTTAGACGTTCTCTGTAGTGATTACAACCATAACTTTATTCCCGATGACTGTGAGTGCATCGGGAACCTGTCTGGTACAGACGAGAATGGAAATGTGGAGGTTAACGCAACCGACCTTGCCCTCTTAATGCAGAACTGGGGGGGACTAATAGACCCCCAGTTTGGAGACTTCAACCATGACGGCGGAGTTGACACTCAAGATTTATCAATCCTACTATCCGCATGGGGGCCGTGTCCCCACTGTGGTGTATGTGATCAATAAGGCCCAAATAATTTAGACCTATAGGCTGTGTGGCGAAATTGGCAAACGCATCAGACTTAAAATCTGACACCCTAAAGTATGCGGGTTCAAGTCCCGCCATAGCCATCCGTGCTTTCGTATAAATAGATGGGTTGAGATACCCTACCTCGGAATTACCCGCCACAACAGTTAACTCTACGGCCTTAGAAGTTATAGCGGAATGTAAGATCGTACCTTACAGGCACACTTAGAAAGGAACAACAATGACAACAATGTATTATCTTTACGTGGGGCTGAGGCTCCTACCAATTAACCTAGATCATGTCCGTCATCTTAATCACATTGGTCACATGGAATCTACGGGCAACGCAATCATAACCAGTGGTCAACTGGGAGCCATATCTGCCGTCGAGGCAAATGGTACGGTGATCACCTGTGTTAACGGCTCTGACAGAGATGCAGGGTTCGCCATTGATCTAAGCTCTGATCGTTACGACGCTAATAAGTCGTGGCGTATCAAGCTATCGTATCCCGCCTCATGTCATGCAGACCTCGAGGCACAGCGACTAGATCTAGTAGAGGCCGGGTGGAAGCACTGGTTCACATTCAAGAATGAGATCATGTTCGACTCACTACTACCTCTCGTCATCTCTACAACTAGTACCGAACAGGTGCTACTGTGGAGTATGCCAGAGGATATTGAGACCCTCAGTACTCCGTGGGTTAGACACTCTATCGGTGTTAACATTCGGGCTCACACTCATGGTGAGTTTGGGTGCCACTACTATGCGGCTGCTGACCTCAACATGGATGGTGCCGTCAACAGTGCTGATCTAGCTATGCTTACCGTAGCATGGAACACCCCACTGGGGGATGTGACTGGAGACGGTACAACCAGCGCAGCTGACATGACTCTACTCTTAGAGGCATGGACACCGACCAACTAAACATTATTCCCGTAGCTCAACTGGATAGAGCACCAGCCTTCTAAGCTGGGGGTTATTGGTTCAAGTCCAATCGGGAATGTTACAAGGAGACAGCTATGAAGATCTACACAGGCAATGAAGACAGCTTAGTTCAGTACATGAATCATATGGGAGGAGACGATACGGTGTGTGACTCAGCTCGAGTCTCAATGGATAAGACGGCAGACGCATTCACACCACATCAGAACGAGAAGTTAATTACCTACCTAGCAAAGCACAATCACTGGAGCCCGTTCGCACACTGTACCCTACAGCTGCGGTTCAAAGCTCCAATCTTTGTAGCTAGACAGTTAGCTAAGCATCAGGTTGGGTTCTCGTGGAATGAGGTGAGCCGCCGGTATGTTAACTCTGAGCCAGAGTTCTGGTTGCCAGACTCACTCCGCAACTCAGCAGATAATGTAAAGCAGGGATCGTCTGATGTAATCAATATGTTTACATCCTCCCACCGTCTTGCTATGAACACTAGTTGCCGTGCTGCTCTACAAGCATACAATGCAATGTTAGCAGACGGCGTCTGTGCTGAACAGGCTAGAGCTATTCTACCGCAGTCAATGATGACGGACTGGATCTGGACTGGCAGCCTATACGGCTGGTCTAGAATGTATGAACTGAGAGTAGACGCTCACTCTCAGCGGGAGGTGCAACACTATGCTCACCTAGTGGGGGCTATCTGTTCCCGCCTATTCCCACTCAGTTGGAGGGCATTAAGTTCCCGTGAACTTTAACTCATTCATAGTGGGCGAGAGAGAGGACAGAACACATCACTCGCTCATTCTGTATAAGAACAAGATCATCTCACACGGTACGGAGGACAGGGCAAAGACCCACCCCCTTGCTAAGGAGATGGGCTACCCCTACCCCACCATTCATAGTGAGTTCGATGCGTATCGACAACTCACGAAGAAACAAAAATCCTTAAGAGGTATGACACTGATGAACTTTAGAATCAGCCCAACAAAGAAACTTGGGATGTCCAAGCCATGCAAGTATTGTATGCCTTGGGTCTGCGAACTGTTCGATGAAGTATGGTACACCAATGACAAAGGAGTCTTAGTTAAACTATGAGCCCGTGCCCTATCGACAAGACGAAACTGTATCAGATGATTGCCATCGTGAATGAACAGACGGAGCCAGAGGACAAGTTCCTAATGCACCAGCTGACATCATTCCTTGATGGCATTGCCAACGGATCAATCAAATGTTACTACGACCACACAGGAGGAACCCTTGAATGAAGATGTAGTTGTTATCGGTAAAGACCGCTGCCCTAAGTGTGCGGCGGAGGGTAACGATAGAAGCGGAGATAACCTCGCTATCTATAGTGACGGACATGGTTATTGTTTTGCGTGTAAGTACCACACAGGAGGAACTAAACAAATGACAGAGATCAACTTAGTCGCAGTAGACTTCAAGCCTATCCAAGGATCGTATAGTGAGCTTACTCACCGACGAATCCATGAAGACATCGCCCGTAAGTACGACTATCAGGTAGCTGTGGCCAACGGTAAGGACATCGAGATTGCTAACTACTACAACCAGAGTGGTGAGCTATCGGCTCAGCATATCCGTGGACCCAACAAGCAGTTCATCTGGAAGGGTTCACCCCGTGGCACACAGTTGTTCGGTCAGCATCTGTGGCGTGAGGGCGGTAAGCGAATCATCATCACTGAAGGTGAGATTGATTGCATGACAGTGTGTCAGCTACTGGGCGGCACATGGGCAGTAGTGTCGCTACCTAATGGGGTAGCGTCAGCTGTCAAGTCTGTCAAGGATAACCTAGCATTCCTATCTACCTATCAGGAGGTTGTGCTATGCTTCGACATGGACGGCCCCGGACAGGAAGCAGCCAAGGAAGTGTCAGCACTACTGCCACCCGGTAAGGCTAAGATCGTTAAGCTTTCCCTCAAGGATGCTAACGAGTGTCTGCTTGCCAACCTAGGCAGGCAAGTCGTCAGCGCCCTGTGGGAAGCTCAGGTCTATAGTCCTGATGAGATCTTGCATGTCTCAGCTGTCTGTTCTAGTACTGATCAGAGTAAGGTGCGGGTGTATCCGTTCCCTTTCGACAACCTCAGTGAGTTCTTGATCGGTCAACGATCAGGTGAGATTACACTGTGGGCATCTGGTACTGGCTCTGGTAAGTCAACGATCCTTCGTGAACTTATGATGAACCACCTTGAGGATGGCCGTAGTGTTGGTGCTATCATGTTGGAGGAATCTCCACAGGAAACAATGGATGATATGATTTCCCTTATCATTAACAAACCCGTGAGAGCAATGAGAGCAGCATCGATGATGAATGAGTTACGAGCTAAGACGGGCAAGCCGCCCATCAATGTGCAGTTCGTCGATGCATACTCCGAAGAAGAGTACCTCGACGCTAAGGCTAAGCTTGCCGGTACTTCCCTATACATCTACGATCACCTTGGCAACAACGCCATGTCGAATCTGTTAGCCCGTATGGAGTACATGGCAGTATCCCTGAAGGTTGATGTCATCATCCTAGATCACATCACAGCAGCAGCTGCTGGCCTAATGGGTATCCAGAACAAGGATACTGAGGGCGGTGGATCAGAACGGTTGATCATTGACACCCTGATGAAGGAGCTACGCTCACTCAGTGTACGAACAGGAGTCCATGTTGACATCGTGTCACAGCTTAAGAAGACAGACAAGGCATACGAAGAAGGAGACCGCATCACACTACAGGATCTCCGTGGGTCTGGAGCCTTAGCTTCAGTTCCTAATACGGTGATTGCCCTTGAGCGAGATCGACAGAACCAAGACGAGAAGGTAGCCAATACCACCATCGTCCGTGTCCTGAAGAACCGCCTCACTGGTAGATCTGGTGTTGCTTCCGCTCTTTACTATGACCGCATGAGTGGTAGACTCCAAGAAATTGATGTAGCCTTTAACGACGAAGGAGAAGCAGTCTTTGAACCAATCTGAAATTATGCGTAGAGCAGCATGGGATTCATACTTCAGCGCTACTATGGCTATGAGTATGCACCCCGGTACTACCCGGGATTCGGCACAACCACGCACACCAGCTGAGTGTGCGAGGATTGCTGACCTCATGCTAGGAGAGAGAGACATTCGATTCGGGAGGTACCAAGATGAAGCCGGGCATTAACTCCACCGAGTTCTGGGTATCAGTTGGACCAGTACTAGCTGGACTAGTAGAGAGTATGAAAGGTGACCGTGAGATGGGGTTGTACCTTATGGTCATGGGCAGCGCACTAGCCTTCACCTATATCATCAGCCGCACAGTACTTAAAGCAAAGGAGATCACTCATGGCATCAAGAATAACGAAGTCAACAAAGAAGAATCAGGAGATCTTGGATCTTCGGAATGAGACAGCTCACCTTAAGAAGTTAGTTGATAAGCTTAACTTAGCTATCCAGAAACTTAAGGAGGAGCTAGATGCAACTAGTGATAGACATTGAATCTAACGGGTTGATGGAGCTAGTGATCGACAGTAAGGGCCGGCCTGTTAGTGAGGGTACTGTAGTCCACTGCGTTGTTACTAAGAACATCGATACCAACGAGGTCAAGGTTTACACTGGCGACGAGCTTAAGTCTGACCTCATCAGAGATCTTAACAAGGCTACCCTACTCATTGGACATAACATCCTTGGGTTCGACCTTACCTGTCTGACACGGCTACTTAACTTCAAGCTTAATGCTAAGGTATACGATAGCCTAATAGTTAGTAAGCTTATGTACCCAGACCTTAGAGATCACCCGCTTGGCGGCAACTCACTAGAGGCGTGGGGTAAACACCTAGGTAATGAGAAGACTAACTACACTGGTACATGGGAAACGCTTACACAAGAGATGCTTGACTACTGTATACAGGATGTCCATGTAGCGCATGACATCTTCCTTAAGCAAGCCAAGTGGATTCAAGAAAACAAGTACGAGAAGATCGTAGCGTTTGAGCATCTATCATCTGCCATCTTAATGGAGCAGACCAACACCGGCTTCGGCTTTAACGTCGAGGCTGGTGAGAAGTTACTGATGGAGTTACTAGGCGACAAGGCCGGCATCGAAGACGAGATGCATACCGTGTTCCCTACTATCGTTAGAGAGCGCTGGTCAGAGAAGACCGGCAAGCGCCTGAAGGATGAAGTCGAGGTCTTCAACCCCGGATCTAGACAACAGATTGCTAGTAGGTTGCACACTAAGTATGGGTGGGATGCCCCTCTTACCGAGAAGGGCAACCCTAATGTTGACTCCGAGACACTCGAGGATCTTGACTACCCCGAAGCTAAGAAGCTAGTCCAGTACTTCGACATCGTTAAGTTAATCGGTCAGGTGGAGGATTGGGTACTGCGGGCTTCTAGCTCCCGAGACGGTCGTATCCACGGCTCAGTCAACGGACAGGGGGCAGCCACAGGGAGATGTACCCACGCTCAGCCTAACATGGCACAAGTGGCTACCGACCACCGTGCAAGAGAACTGTGGGGTCCAGTGTACAACAACGAGGTCATCTTAGGTTCAGACCTTAGTGGCCTCGAGCTGAGAATGCTGGCACACTATATGCACAAGTATGACGGCGGGGCCTACGGCGAGGTCATCCTAAACGGTGACATCCACACACACAATCAGACTATGGCTGGCCTACCTACCCGTAACACCGCTAAGGTATTCATCTACGGCTTCCTCTATGGGGCTGGAGATGCCAAGGTAGGGTCGATCATCAAGGGCACAGCTAAGCAAGGTAAGTCACTCAAGGTTAAGTTCCTCGAGTCTCTACCCGCTCTAGCTAAGGTGAAGGCAGAGGTTGAGTTCCACTACCTTAAGGACAAGAAGGTAACGCTGCCTGACGGCAGACGAGTACCGATCCGATCACAACATGCCGCTCTCAATACCCTACTACAGGGGGCAGGGGCTGTGCTAAGTAAGTACTGGATGATTGTTGCCAACAAGAACCTCAAGGCTAGGTTCGGTAGTAGGGTACGCCAGATGGCATATGTTCACGACGAACTTCAGTTCTCATGTCCCGAAGGCATTGCTGAAGAGGCAGGAAAAATCATTACAGCCTCCGCAACAGAGGCAGGAGAAAGACTTGGAATCAATATCCGCATCGATGCAGAGTATAAGATCGGGAGCAATTGGGCCCAGACCCACTAGTAAGTACAGGTGTGAGCTTGGCTTCTACGATCTTAAGCAGCCCGGCGGTAACTTCGCTAAGCTCTTTGGCCTAAGTAACATCACCCATGTTGGGCCAATCATTCATGTCCCGGCCTCTAACGATCTGGAGCTATGCCTAGTGCTAGTTACCGGCGGTGTTAAGCTGTGCCGATCTGAGGTGTTAGAGCGTGGCGGTGCAGTGCTGCTACATAGGGTTGACATGGGAGAGGTGGACTTAAATCTCGATGATCTATTCCACCAAGCGTCAGGATACTGTGACACCACCCTACTAGATTGCCTATTCTGGTACTTCTTCGGTAGGTTCATAGGACTGACAAGACCGAGAGTTTGCACGACATTCGTCTGCGACATGTTTAAGTTAAAAGAATGCTGGGAACCAGCCACACTATACAGGAGACTGAAGAAATGATTACGATTCTATTAGCGGGTAAGGCTAGAGTTGGTAAGACAACGGCAGCTAACGAGATTGCTAAGATCTGTAAGGAGCTGGGACTTAACCCCGTCATCCTCCCCTTCGCTAAGGCGATCAAGGATGAGGCTATGAATATGGGGCTGAGTAAGGAAACTAACCCAGAGCTGTATCGTTCTTACTGTCAGACTGTTGGCGGTAGTAAGAGAGCAACGGAACCCGATCACTGGGTCAACATGTTCAACGCAGCGTGGCGAGAACTACAGGCAGCTGAAGAGCGGGTACTGGAGAGTAACGGAATCTTTGAAGAGACCGTAGTCATTGTAGATGACTGTCGTTACATGAATGAATTGAACTACGCTAAGTCTATCGGTGCCGTTACCGTATTCATCTCAGATGGTGGGCGGGTACTAGAAGATGCCAAGGGTGAGTGGCGTAACCATGAGTCCGAAGACCTAGCCAACCAGTTCGAGGGTGGTAATAAAGACTACCAAGATCTGTTTGAGTGGGTCCTTATGAACGGTGCCTCCAAGACAGTCTTCCAGAACAAGCTCTACTCCCGAGTTGTGGCGTGGACTAACGCCGACCCAGTGTCTATGGTTGGTTGTGACTGCAAATCCTGTAGACTGTTTAAGAAGGACATGTCTCCGGTAGAGATGGGCTTCTACAACCTCCTCTGGGCTATGCTGGAGACTGACGACGAGGAGATCGAAGACATCCCAGACATGATTGATGATCTATTAAATGACGATGACTTGGAGGACGATACACATGATAACTAAGCCAACCAAGGCCATCCTAGATGGGGACATCATCGCCTACAAGGCAGCCTTCTGGGCTGAGTCAGACGGCCCTGAGTACCTTGAGGACCGCCTTAAGCACGATGTCAAGGCGTGGACCCCAGCTGGATGCGACACAATTGAGATCGCCCTGAGCTGTACCAGAGACACTAACTTCCGCCGCCGCTGGTTACCTGAATACAAGGCCCACCGTGGCGCTAGGGTCACGCCAACCTACCTCAAGGATGCTATGGCCTACCTAGAGCAGAGCTTCCCATCGGTCCGTGCTGCCCACCTAGAGGCTGACGATCTGATGGGGATTGCTACCGCTAGGGGCGAGGCCATCTGCGTCACCATTGATAAGGATCTGCGGACTGTGCCGGGGTATCACTGGAAGCCGACGGCGGAGGGTGAGTTCCCCAGAGATGTCGAGTACATCTGCGAACAGTCAGCCGACTACACCTTCCACCGCCAGTGGATTACTGGGGATGCGACCGACAACATCGGCGGCATCTGGAAGATGGGCCCTCAGAAGGCGGAAGATGCCCTTAATTCAGTCAACCCCCTTGAGTGGACTCATTGCGTGATGGCGCTGTATGAACAACGCCCTAACAAAGAGGGCGGTAAGTATACCCTGAAGGACGCTATTGCTCAGGCTAAGGGAGTACGGATCCTTAGGAGCTATGACGAGATGTTCTGGATGCCAGCGGGGTACCAATAATGCCAATAGCTCGAGCTGCCTACAAGCATAACAGAGATGATCAACTCTAGACACACAACACCCAACAAAGGAGACACAATGACAAAGATCAATAAGACAGAATACCTCACAGATTCTACCCTATTCACTAACCACACCAACTTAGTAGTAGATCAGCAAGTGTTCGACAATCCAGAACGGTTCAAAGTAGAGTCGTTCACCTACGTCCCCCGTGACACAGTAAAGATCGTATCAACCAAGCACCCAATGCCCAACAAGGCTACTACTGGAGCTGCCGCTTACGATATTAGATCGACAACAACCGTCGAAGTACCCCCAGATCAAACCGTTATGGTTGGTACCGGCGTCTACCTCGATCTACCTCGTAGCCTCTTTGCCATGTTAGTACCCCGTTCGGGTCTATCTACAAAGCAAGGCATCACCTTAGCTAACTCCGTCGGAATCATCGACTCCGACTTCACTGGTGAGATCCGCATCGCACTCAAGAACACAAGTAACCAATCGTTTACCGTTCAAGATGGCGACCGCGTAGCTCAACTCATCTTCTTAACTTACATCTCTCCCGATCTTGTATCCGTACAGGCAATCAATAGAGACACCGACCGCTCACCTGAGGGGTTCGGAACTACAGGAACCAAGTAATGGATACATTCAACGAATTCATCGCAATCTCACGCTATGCCCGATGGCGTGAAGACCTAGAACGACGAGAGACATGGGGCGAAACAGTAGACCGATGGTGGAATTACTTCACAGAGAAGGAACCATCGCTACTCGAGCGCCCCGACATTAAGGAAGCGGTGCTTAACCGCAACGTCTTCCCTAGTATGCGGGCTTTAATGACGGCGGGTGCTGCACTTGACCGTGATCACACCGCCCTATACAACTGTGCCTATCTAGAGATCGACTCAGTTGATTCTTTCGCAAACCTCCAGTACATCCTTATGTGCGGCACCGGCGTAGGCTACTCAGTAGAGCGTCGATGTGTTGACACACTAGCGGTTGTACCCTCAATCATCACCCGCGCACATGATACTTGTATCGTGGTCGAGGACAGCCGTGAAGGCTGGTGTGATGCCCTCAAGACACTGATGGCAAGCCTATATGCTGGCGTTCACCCCACATGGGATACCTCCAAGGTACGCCCCAAGGGTGCAAGACTCAAGACATTCGGTGGTCGTGCCTCAGGGCCAGCCCCGCTAGAAGCAGTCTTCAAGTTTGTAAGCAACATGATGTACAAGGCTCGAGGTCGTAGACTATCTACACTCGAGTGCCATGACATCTGTTGTGTCATCGCCCAATCAGTCATCGTTGGTGGGGTACGACGATCAGCAATGATCTCCCTATCCGACCTCGAAGACCGTGAGATGGCCGGCGCTAAGTCAGGTAACTGGTTTGAGTCACACTCATACCGCTCACTAGCCAACAACTCAGCCGTCTACAACGGCAAGCCAACTATGGGTAAGTTCATGGAAGAGTGGTCCTCACTATACAACTCATTCTCAGGTGAACGAGGCATCCTTAATCGAGAAGCACTCGAGAAGGTGTGCGATAGG